TTCTATATCTTTTATTTCTGTTTCAGATAATATGTTTGGTATCAGATACTCACCTTTGTTTAGTGTTTTACTTAAAACATAGTCATCACATACTCTGCCATAACCATATTCAAAACCACCGTAAGAGCATTCCTCGCTACGTTCCCACACCGCAAATATAATTCTGCGTAACATACTAGGGTGTACTAATGGAAATGCTGTTTGTTTGATGTTTAACTTCTGTGAAGATGTTTTAATGCGAACTTTTGTTACAACTGTATTTTGTTTTATTGAGCCAAACACTACATTGAGGTTCACCCTATAGCCTTGTTTTTCCAGACGGTTCACAAGTTGTAATACCTTCACACTTTCTGTTCTAATTGTTTCAGCAGAAACCTTAGCCATATAAGAGCAACTTTTGTTAATTGTAATTACTTTGTTTTTCTGTGCAACTACTTTCTTGTTAATCATGTTTGTTGGAATCCCTTGTAAATATCTTGGTACGGAACACTGATACCCTGCTACATCATAGACTGTTTTCTGTTTCATATTTACTCCTGTTTCTTTTGCTTCTACTCTGCCTTTAATTTCCTTTGTACCATGTTCCCACCCATGCAACAAAAGGTCTTTCGCTTCCTCAAAATTTTCTGTCTCTGTGAATGCTCTGCTCCCACTAATACTGTCTTGACCTCCTATTTTGTTCTTGAAATTAGGGTAAACTTCTTCTGTTTCTATGAAATGCACCAACTCTGTGATGTTCTGAAAATCTGTTACATAAATTCCTTCATTAATTCCTTCATTCGTTCTATATTTTCTCATGTTTTAACTCCTTCTCGTTTTGTTCTCCATTTCCTTTGTGACTATATCATAACACAACATGAAACAAATGTAAATACGTTTTGTTAAATTTCTTTGTTTTGTTTCAATCTGTTATTGTTGCACCTTGAGTGTTTGCTAACCATTTCTGCTTAACTCTATGGTTATATTATACATTTATCTTGTTCTATTGTCAACCACTTTTGTTGCAAAAGAAAAGGATGACTTGCGCCATCCCTTAATATTATCTATTAGCTATTTTGCATACATCACAGACGAAGCTAGACATATATTCTTTTCTTTCTTCCTCTGTGATAGCACCTATCATTTTTAATGTTTCTGTGCTACCATTGATATAAGCTATTGCTTCATTTGCATCAATCAAACCTCTTTTAACAAACCCCTACATAATTTTTCATTGTTTCCATTAATTTCTGTTTGATTTCGTTGTTATTCATAATCTTTGCTCCCTTTCTTTGTTTGGTTGTTTTCTTCATTTCTTGATTATATAATAACACACGTTCATAACAATGTAAAGCGTTTTGTTTTAATTTGTTGCAATAAAATTAGGGCATGATTGTTCACACCCTAAAATCGTTCTTCTTTCAGTTTTTGTTTTGATTTTGGTAAATATCCATACAAGGCAATGCAGTAAGAGTCAGCTAAATCATCATTGATTATACAAGGTACTTTCTTGCCGTCTATTTTGACGTTTATAACGCCTTTTTTACCTTTACCCTTGTATTCTTCCACTATGTACTTTAAAAGCCCTCTATCCCTTAAATACAAGATTGTACGGTACTTCTCTGGATTGATTCCATATTGGTTATCTAATGGCTTACTACTTCCTACAATTTGAGACTTCCATGAGCGTGTATCTACTGAATAAACAGGAATACCGTATATCTCTGCAACATCTATGATTGTTGCTATCAATGCCCCTGTAGACTTGATATAAGCTTCTGAAAGAAAACCTTGTGACCTTAATCTTATGCGCTCTGTAATGATTGTTATATCTTCATCATATATTTCATTCACTATTAATGTTCCTAGATAGTTTTTCAATACTTCCCTTTTCTCTGTATTGTTCTTACAGTCTTGAAAGTTTAATGATTTCATCATCAATATTTGTTTATCCTTTAATACGGTTATTCCTGTTCTTGTATAACTTTGGTCAATCCCTATTACAATCATATTTCAAATTCCTTCCTAAAATGTCTTGATTATGAAACAATCTGCGCATTGTCCATACATCAGAAAACCATATTGGTGTAAAATATATATTTTCTAAATCTTTTGGTAACTCTGGTTCTGGTTTCATCAACGTATTACCGTGTATTACATATCCTGCAAGACCATGTAGTGCAAGCTGTACATAGCACATATATACACAAGTTATATCTACATCCTGTCCGACAAAATACACATGGTTTTGATAGTTATATTTTTTAAACATTTCTTTGCATTGCTCACTTGCACTTATCAATGTTGCCCCTGCACCACAAGCACAATCATATACACTTGCATAACCTTTCTTGTGTATTGTTTTCCCTAATTCTTTCCTGTTAAATGTAACATTTGACATTGCTTTACATACATTATAAGGTGTAAAGAATTGCCCTGCATTTTTGTTTGATATATTCAAAAGCATATATAGTTCGCCTAATAAATCTTGGTTTGGATTCTGTTCCAGTTCTTCTACAATTAATGCAAGCATTTGTGGGAATAGTTTTTGTTCCTTTCTATCATACCTATTTATGATGTTTAAATATTCCTTTTCTCGCTTCGTATATACGCTTTTAAACGGTTCTTTTTCCTTAAGCATACAAATACTGCTATTGGCAATTGAAATACCAAATAAAGCCATACAATCACTCCATACGGTATAGCTATGCCTGCTTCTACATAATATTCTAAAACCATTCATAAATCTTTTCTTGTAGCTTGTTTCTTTCAACTCTTTAGCCATTCTATGCATTTCTCCTTTGTTGTAAATACTGGATATTTATCTATCTGTAACCCTCTGTAACCAGTATCAATGTTTGCATTCTCACACATAAAGTTATCAATAAATGTGTTAAGACTTTTCTGCCCCACTACTACCTTTTCTTTCCTCAAACAATATAATGTCGAATTTCTTCTTACTATACACTCCTTTACCTTACACCGTATCACTATGTTATCATTATATCCTTCTCGTTTACTTGCGAATACTACAAACACTGTTTGTTCTGGTTCTATGCTCAAATAGCGTTTTGTTAATGCCATATTTGTATCTCCTTTCCGTAAGTTCACATTTTCCATACATTGTACAGATGATGCAATCTTTGTCTGTGATTGTTCTCCCATATTTACATTTGTTTGTTCTTCTCGTTTTGTTATACATTTTGTTTTCTCCTGTTCTGATTCTATTATAACAAAAGGGTTGAACAAAGTCAACCCATAAAATAAACTATTTTAATCTTTCCTTTTTCTTTCCATAACATACTTCACGCATCGGACATTGTTCTGCCATCTTGCAATGATACCCTGTACACTTTTCATGTCTCTGTACAAGTTTCCCTTTTGTTTCAAGTCTATGTTTGTAATATTGTACTTTCTCCAATCTCGCTATGTATGGTTCAACCTCTTTGTAATTAAACTTATATAAATATACTTTTATTTCTTGTGTGTTCTTATCCTCACACAAGACAAAGCCATCATGTATGTCTGTTAAGTACATATACAACTGTAACTGTTTTCTTCCAGAGACATGATATTTCTGCTTCTTAAACTGGAACGTATTTACTGACTTTATTTCTCCAACCATTTCTACATCATCTATTTCACATATAATGTCTGGCGTATAGGACAGGTCAAATTCTTCATTGAATCGGCTATAATCACAATCTAACGGTTCTGCATACCCTCCACGAATAAACAATCGTTGCCACTTTTCATGTATTGCATCGCCCTCTGAAAATATCCGCTTTAATCCAACTGGTACTTGTTCTCCCTGTGCCTGTTTGTAAAACAAACTCAACACTTGCTGTCTGTAACAGAACTTATCATCTGAAACAATAATAGCACTTGCATGAAGTCCTTTTCTCTCTGATATTTCCTGTCCTCTTGTCATTACTGATTTTAAAAATTTCAATTCCTTCTTGATGTCCTTATCCAGATAATGCAATGCGTTCAACTTGTGTTCTAATTCTGCTTCTTGACTGCTTTGTATCTTTGTTCGATTCCCTTCTGCTTCTCGTTTGATTTCATCCATCAATCCCATTTGTTTTGTTCTCCTTTTTCTCTATGATACCACATGGACAGAAATAATGCAAGCACTTTTGTAACCTGTGGTAGCACAGAATCTCTTCACTGCTTCAAATCTTGTTTCGGCATAAACGAAAAACCTATGTTCTGTACTACCATTACCAATGTATGTTCTATTGAATCTGATACAATAAAAGTGCATCAATCTTCTAACATTTCCTTGTACTTCTGTTTATGTTCTGCCATGATTTCTTTTCTCACTCTGTCAAGGTCTGCAAAATCTACAAAACCTCTTTCATAAAACAAAGGTATCTCGCATTCTCCTTTTGGATTGCATACCTTTGACTTTACAACCTTGCACTTCATTATCATACCGATTGTTTCTTTGCTTGCACTATTATAAGGGTTATGGTTTGGTATGTCAATATATCCTTTTCGTGCCACCTGTATTCTAAGGCTTGCACTATGTTTCAACTTATGGCCTCCCGGTGTCTGTATGTTGTCTCCAAATGGCAATGCATTCATCTTATCTCTAATCTGATTTATAAACACAACTGTCGTTCCTGTCTGTTCTATCACATCTTCCAGAGTTGGTAAATATTTATCCATAAGCCTTGCAACGCCACCTATCCGCATTTCTTGTTCGCTATCCGTGTTTACTGCTTTTCTTATTTTGTCAATATCATCTTTCGGTTGCATAGATGGAACACTATCAATTATAATCAACGGTATTCCTTCTTCTGCAAATCTTATTGCCCTGTTAAAAGCTTTTTCTCCATATCTCGCTCTGTATACTAACATTTGTTTTGGTCTATTCCCAAACAGCTTTGCTCTCTCTGCATCGAATGTCCCTTCAATCGGAATATCTAAACACATTTCATGTTGTGCCGCAAGCTGATAAGCAAGCGTTGTTTTTCCTGCCGATTCTGCTCCAAATATTTCTATCGTTCTTCCTTTTGGAACTCCACCGCCTACAATTGCATCAAGGTCTGGAAGTCCTGTACTCCAACGAGGAACGTTTAATACTCCACTTTTATTCCCAAGGCTGTAAACAATGCCTTCACCCTCCTTTTTTGAAATTTCTGAACATAATTTCATTATGGCATCTTTATTCATTCTATTCTTAACTTTCATTGTCCCACCGCCTATGCTAAATAATAACCTTTTTCTTTTATCATATTGTAATCTTCTTCCAGAAGTAGAATATGTTCTTGTTTCTTCACAATCCCATAACAATTAATGTCACAGGTCAACTCATACATCTTTATGCCTTGATAATCTGTCTCATGTTCCCTTGTAATGTTTGTTACATAATGTTCCAATAAATTCATGTTCTGTTACCTCCCCAACAAACTACTGTTATATTTTACCACCCTTGACAGGTAACGCCGCTTGTTAAACTCCAATGCTCCCTGTTCCTTTAAGATGTCAATTACTCTTGTTGTTACTGTTCTCCCTTTGCACCTGTCATAAAAGTCATCATAATCTCTAAATACTCCGTGTTCTTTTCTTTCACATTCGATTGCTTCTGCCGCTTTTTCTCCGATTCCCTTAATGATGCTCAACCCTTGCTGTATAACATTTTCTCTGTCAATCATACGCATACTTGTTTCTGCTGTATAATTCACATGAGGTAACATCACAACCGCATCATCCTTCACGGCAAACTGTGAATACTTGTGTAAGTCTGCATCATTCCCTGCATACTTCATTTTGACATACCAAAACTCAGCAGGATGATGTATCTTATACCACATCTGGTCTACGCTGATAATCGTGTACCCTGTGCTGTGTCCTTTGTTAAAACCATATATAAGCATACTCGCCCAAATCTCTGTTGTCTGTTCTTTTGTAAGTCCTTCACTTCTACAACCCTTGAAAAAATCTTTCTTCATTTGTTCAATGATTGGTATGTACTCTGGTTTGTTCTGATTCTCTGCCTTTTTCATAATCTTTAACAAATCAAAACTTTGCTGTGGTGTCAGATGCCCTAACTTTTGTGCAATCTCGACTGTTTGTTCTTGGTATAACATTGTTCCGTATGTTTCTTTTGTGTATTTGTAATACGGCGTACTTCTGTCTACATTTCCAGATAATTTGTTATATGCATATGTTTCATGCATCTTTAACTGTAACGGTGCTGGTCTGTTCAACGCATTAACCGCAATCACATCCTCAATGCAATCACACTGTATCATGTCCAAAATCTTCTTTGGTGCTGATTTCTCCATCTGGAATATCCCATCTGTTTTCCCATCTCGGAAACTCTCATATATTTCTTGTTCTTCTCTATCTTCATCTGTAACAACATGATGTGTATACTCTTCTAGCTCTCTCAACTCTGACATTGTTTTAAGTCCTAACATGTCAAACTTTGTGCAATTGATATGCTCTAAGTCATTAAGGTCATAACTACTACTAAACATATCACCCTTGCGAATCACCGCTGTATAATTCGATATATCAGAACCAACTACTGCCACGCCTGCGGAGTGTTTTCCTAAATATCGAATTTTCCCAAACAACTTGGAAAAGTGTTTCATAATGTTGTCATACTGGCTGTTATACTCTTCTGTTCTTTCATCTTCCAGAAGCAACTGCATATTCAATCTGCCATCTTCTTCATATTCTCGTATGAAATGTTTGATTTCTGCAACTATCTTTTTGTTCTGTTCCTTGTCATACTCGTCTAATTCCTTTCCGCTTGTAGGCAACCCACATACCCCTGCAAGGTCATTCACAAGGTTATCAATCTTGTATTCTCCATAAGAGCAAATCTGTACCGCCTGTCCTTTGTATTTATTCACAACATAATCAATTACATCTTGTCGTCTATCTGTTTCAAAATCAACATCTATATCTGGCAACTTCTTCTTTTCCTTACGCATAAATCGGCTAAAATCCAGATTATACTTGATACTATCCACATCTGTAATCCCAATCGCATAGGCTACCAAACAATTACACGCTGAACCTCTACCAGCTCCAACCGCTATGTTATGTTCTCTCGCCCAATTTACATAGTCCTGTACCATCAGGAAGTAATCATCAAAACCATGATAGTGTATTACATCTAATTCATGTTTGCATCTCTGTATGTACTGTTTTGTATTCTTGCCTCGCTTCTTCAATCCTTTTTGCACCATCTTACGCAACACTGTTTCGCTTGATTCTCCATTTGTTTCAATTTTAGGCAGAACCAATTCACATTGCGAAAGTATATCTTCCTCTACACTATCCTGTAACTTATTTAAGTTGTCAACGAACATCTCTGCAACTCTAAATGCATCCTTAAACTTGTTTTTGTATATCTTTGCGAATCGTTCTTCTATCTCATACTCGCTAGGCATATACCTTTCTGAATATGTATTCTTTACATCAAGCGTTGTTTTACCGATTTCGTGCATCTTACAATAAGTGTCAAAATCTTCCTTTCTTCCAAAATGACTGTCTGATGTTAGTATACACTTGATTTTCCGTTCCCTTGCTAACTTCATCAAAACATAATCTGTTTTCTGTTGTGTTCCCTTTTTGTCAATCTTGTATGGTTGAATCTCCACATACAGGTTATTACCAAAAATATCCTTGAACTTGTCAAGCAACTTTCCTGCTGTATCAACATTACCATTCACAATCGCTTGACTTGTTGCTGATGCAATACAAGCGGTAGAACATATTAACCCATCTGCATACTTCTCCAACAATCCAAAATCTACAATCGGTTTATAGTAAAACTGTTCCATGTTTGCTTCTGTCATAATGTGACACAAATTTTCATACCCTGTTTTGTTTTGTGCAAACAAACACAAATGGTAAGACTTTCTTTGCGGATTCTCCTTGTTAAACTTTGGTTGGAAATAAACTTCACAACCTAATATTGGTTTTATCCCAACTTCTTTACACGCCAACCAGTGTTGTACCAATCCTGTTATATTTCCATGATTGCTTAACCCTAATGCTGTATATCCTAATTCTTTTGCCCTTCTCGCTAATTCAATTGGTTTTCCGAATCCATCAAAGAAAGAAGTTTCATCATGTCTGTGTAAATCAAAAAAATTACCCATGTTTTAGCCTTTCCTTTCCATACTCACACTGTTCTTTGTCTATCTCACTACAAATACATTTTATGTTTCTATTTTCCATTTTACAAGCAACCGCTGTTGTACACGTTCCACCAAAACAATCATATACAATGCTATTGTCCTGTGCATACATCTGTAACAAATTATGTACAAACTCAACACTATACGTTGCATTGTTATACGGATTCTTTCCATCATTATTTGGTGCTTCTATGAAATTAAACATATTGCTGTAATATACCAATCCTTTTTCTTCAATCCGTTTTGTTTGCTTCTTATTGCTTTTAAATGTCATATATTCTTTTTTTCTACACATTACAAAAACAAATTCACAAATCCTTGTACATTTGTTTTTGCTTCTATTATTCGGTAAAGCACTTTTTTTCTTCCAACATATAATGTCAGCAATATCAAAATCTGTTTCTGTTATCACTCCATGCAACAACTCAATTAGATTACTACCTATCATTCCAATTTCTACACTACTTGCATAACTGATATTCATTATAATTGTTCCATTTTCCACTAGCACATCATCTAATCTATTCACAACACTTACAACAAATCGTTTATATTCTTCAAAAGGTTTACTATCATCATATAATTTATATTTTGATTTCCTTTCTTCCATTTCTTTTTTTGTTCTAACTTTCCTGCTTGTATTATATGGTGGACTTGTTATTATACAATCAACTTTAATTCCTTTTTGTTTCATATATTTAATTGTTTTTCTGCAATCCTCATTACGGACTACATATCCTTTTGTTTTCTTCATTTCCTTACACTCCTATTATAACAAAAGGGTTGACATTTTGTCAACCCCTAAATTGTTCTTGTTTGTTTTAGTCTTCCCAATCATCCTCTTCTTCGCCCCAGTCATCAGAGTCTTCCTCGTCTGCTTCTTCCAACAGGTCAATATAATATTCTTTTGTTTTCTTTGGTTTACAATCTATGTCACGTTCTTTACACAACTGGAACAACTCTTTTGCTGTCATGCTCTCGTAATCCTGTTCTTCATCTTCTTCGCCCCAGTCGTCATTGTCGTCCTCTGGTTCGTTCATCTTTCCTTTTAGCGGCTTATTGTTTGACTTTGTACCTTTCTTTTTGTTTCTCTTCGGTGTTTCGTCCTCGTCCTCAAAATCTTCGGAATTGTCCGCAGGATAAGCCTTGTCAATACATTTCAACATTGCCTGCTCGGACATTGGTTTCACTTTTGTGTTTCGGAACTTCATCTTTTCCAGAGGAATCACGCTGTATGTTGTATTCTGCCCTTTTCCGATTCTCTTAATCTCATAATCTCTGTCGCACAATGTTCCATAACTTTCATACAGAGATGCAAGCGCAGGAACAGGAGAGCAATTGTTTACCGCCGCCATAAGCAACTTTACTTCCTTGCTTTCATAATCATATACGCTCCACACGTACATATTTCTTGTCCGTAAATCATCATTATCACAATATTCACATTCTCTTCCAAACACTTCTTGGCATGGAACATTGATACCCAACTGGAAACTGTCGTGGAATGGTACTTCCAGACCATCCTCCATGTCAGTAAGGAATCTTACTCTTGCCTTGCTGTCCTCTTTGAAAAACAAGAATTTTCCTTTGCTTGTTCCGCTTTTCTTAATCTCATTCTTAATGTTTGCTAATTTGATTTTTCCCATTGTTTTGTTCTTCCTTTCTTTGTTTTACTTCTTGCTAAACTGTGCATGGAAACCACCAATACGGATTGCACAAAACTCTTTAGGGTTAATCATATAACCACCAAACAGAATGTACGCTGTTGTTCCTTGAAAATAACACTGCTTTACTGTATTTTCGATTTGTTTCACTGTTTCCATTTCCAACTGCTCAGCCTGTTTTGCTAACTCCTTCAACAATTCCTTGTCAAACTCGTCTTTGTCAAGTTCCCTTGCAAAACCTACTATCTCCTTATATTCCTCGCAAAGTTTCTTATACTCTTGACTATCCTCATTATAACTCTGTTCTATTACCTTGTCAATACGCAATTCCTTCATTGTATTTGCATGATAAAGTGTCATAGACATTGTTAATTTAAAACTAACTGTCACGTTTATAAGCCCTCCTTGTCCGTCTGATTGCCATTTTTAACTCTTGTTCCGACATTTCCCCTGCGTCCTTTACTCCTTCTGGATAATCAAACCTTATCACATGGAAAAACTGTTTCAAATACTCTGTACCCTTATTCCCTGCTTTGTCATTATCCAGAACAGACACCACCGTTGTTATTCCTTTATCTTTCAACTTCTTTACTTGTTCATCCGATATGTGCCATCCCAAAATAGCAACAACATTCTTGATGTGTCCTCTTGTCCTCAAACTAAGGTAGTCCATAAACCCTTCACATATAAACACAACTTTGTTCTGTTTATAGTTGCCACACAATGTGTCTCGCTTTCTAAAACCATCATTGTAAAGGTACTTCCTTTTCTTCTCAACATACTTGTTCATAGTTCTTCCAACCCATCCTTTGAACTCACCATTGTCTAATATTGGGAACAAAAACGGATAAGCAATATTATAATTTGTTTTACAATGTGCAATGTTCAATGCTCTTTCATTAAATCCCCTTTGTTTCATGTACTGTAAAACTTCATGTTCCTCTTTTGTGTGTATGTCATTCCAATCAACAGTTCGTAATCCATAGTAATAGTCATGTGCTTCATTCAAGGCTTGTCTATTCTGCAATCTTCTTTTCTTCTTATACTTCACATTTAACTTTTTTACTTCATCACTATTCAATATTTGTTCTAACAAAACACACGCTTGTAACTCATTTAATTCTGGATGTACTTTTTTGACAAAATCTAGGGCATTTCCCTTTGCTTCACATCCAAAACAAAAGAAAGAACCATCTGTTAGACACACCCTCATGGAAGGGTTTATATCCTCATGGAAAGGACAAATGATGTTAAAATCAGAACTTACGACATCTGCAATCAATCCATAATAAATAAGCACTTTTGCTAGTTCTTTCCCTCCATATTCTCTTGTCATATTACCTCTTCAACTCTGTGATTCTGATGTATGGCTCTCCCATTTTTACATCATAACATCCTTTTATGTCCTCTTTTTTTAACACTCCTGTTTCATAGTACATATCAAGTTTTGTTTCATCAAGTTCTTCTGTCACATCGATAAACCTTTTGAACTTCTTTGGGTCAACTCCGCATTTTTTTAAATACCGAATTAACCCCTGCATATCATTTACTGTATATGTTTTGTTCACAACCTCACTGTATATATCTTTCCCGACTCTCTGTTTTAACTTATCTAACAACCATGTTACCTTTTTTGTCCTTACTCTTGTTACATTCAATTTCACATGGTTTGTATAATATCCTGCCCCCTCATCCAGTTCTATTTCAAAACTGTTCTGTTCTTTTGGAAGACTTGTAAACATGAAATTTGAAATTGCAAGTTGTTCTTTCTTTCTCACCTCTTCGTAATACTTGTCAAATTGTTTCTTTTCCTGCTGTGCATCATATAACTTTCTTACGCTGTCCTTAATCAACAACATTGTTTTCTGCAAATCTTTCATTGATAAGCACCTTGCCTTTCTCTGTTCTCTGTTCTTTCAAATACATTGCAATATCCTTCGGGTAGGAACAATTCTTAGCACTTCCCTTAATATAAAGTAATTCATCAAATGAAAGTTCTTTCTCTGTTCCTAACAGAGTAACAATTCTGACAAGTTCTTTCTTTCTGTTAATTCCTATAACCTTCGCTGTTCTTAATTTCTTGTAAATCTGTCCATTTCTTGCTTCTACATAATGAACAAATACAACATAACTGCCGACCTTTAACTCATTTTCATAGATTTCCTGTTTCTTTCTGTTTCCATACTTCTGCTCGATTTCTTCCAGTGTTTTTGCATACGCAATGTAACCATCTTTGTCTCTATTTGTTTTAACCTTTGGTGTTTTCTCACAAGGCACTTCTTCACAATCTGCACAAGTTTCAACTTCTTTTTCGCACTCTGTCTCGCCCCATGTTTCATTGTCATCTGGTTGTCCTGCTTCATCAATCGCTTTCTGAATATCTTCATCGATGTCTGCCTGTTCCATATCCCACTTGATAAGTCTTTCAATCAATTCTGGCTTTGTGAACTTATGCCCTTTACTCTCCAACGTAAGCCCACGCTTTCTGCTTTCCTCTCTTAACTCCTTCACTGTCATTTCTTCAAATGTTTTGTTCATTGTTTATTCTCCTTTTCTGTTTGAATATGTTTATTTATTTTATGCCTTTATTATACTACCAACATTTAATAATGTCAATCATCAAATTCCAAAAAATGCAAGGAATATTCTTAATAAAAATGGAAACATGATTGTAACAATTGCCCCTAATAACATTTCAAATTCTTCCCATGTAATTCCCCATTCTTTCCAAAATTTTCTCAATGCTCTTTTAATGTTCTTTGTTCTCATAGTTCTCATACTTAATCCTCCTTAAATACAAAACTTCTTAATATCGTTTTTTGTTCTTCATCTGTTAAAAGCTCCATATCCCAGAATGCTCTCACATATCCAATAAAATGCGCTCTATATTCACTTTCAAACTTCGCAAAATCTTCGCAGGTAATTAAACCTCTAACATACTGATTATATCTATGTTCAACTCTTTTGAGCACAAATGTTCTTCTTTCTTCAATTTTCTGTAATGCTAATGTTTTCATTTTGTTGTCCTCCTTCTTTGTTTGTTTTCTTTAGCTGTCTTTATTATAACATCTGTGTTTTATTAAGTCAACTATTTTCTTATGACTTTTACTCTTTTTGTTATATCTAAATCAAATTCATCAATAACAAACAGCTTTCCATCATTTTCAAATACATTTACAATAGTCATAATGTCACAATCAAATTCATCTATTACTTTGTATAACTCTCTGTTTAATTTCTTCATAATTTTGTTCTCCTTCTCTGTTTGTTTACTTGTTTTAATTGTTTTCCCTTAACTTGTTTATATAATAACATACTTTTCTGTGTTCGTCAATACGTTTTTGTAAAAAATTCAAAAAAATAAGCCTACCTGTAACAAATACAAATAAGCTTATTTAATGTTCTGTTTTATTTCTGTATTTTCAGCTTCTTCATTTTGTTCTTGTATTCATCATGGATTTGTTTCTGTATCTCCACAATATATAATAAATCATACCCTGTTCCATTTGGTTCAACCGATTCTGTGCTAACTGCTGTTGGTATGGACTCATTCCATATCCAGTGTTGTAGTTTCCATACATCTATGTTCCCTCCTTCTACTTCTCTGCTACTTCTCACCTTTGTTATGACTCTATTATATAATGGATAAAACTCTTGAAATATAAAGAAAGTATACACTAAGTATCTATAAAGAATTGTAACAAAAAAGGAGCGTTTTCACGCTCCTAATTCTTAAAACATTTTTCCAATCTTCATAAGCATTTTACTATGTTTCTTTTTCACTGTTATCTCTGACATTCCTAACTCGTCTGCGATAAATGCCATTGTTTTCTGTTCCTTATAATGCAACCACAATATTTTCTTTTCTTCCTCTGATAACATTGTTTGTTCCATAAGGCTTTCAAAATCCTTAACAGAACTAATCTGTTTTAACTTCTTTCTTGTTCTCGCATTATGTTTGTCCATGTGAACCACTTCCCATAAACTTACCACAAACAGGACATTTGTTTGGATTTCCACCAGACTTGTTTCTGGACTTTCCAACTTTTGCTGTTTTAGTTGTCCTAACCTTTGTAACTTTTACTTTTGCTTTAGAAGGCATTTTTCTTTACCCCCTTTCTACTTCTCATTGTGTGTTGCACTATCATTATATTGGTTTCCATTCACATCGTTATATTCTGCATTTGCATTATCTCCTTCCGTACTTAAGTCAACATCTTGTGTTGTTTGTTCCGTTGTAACATAATCAAACTGGCTTTCGTACCAAACGAATCCACAATAACCGATTATTGCTTCAAGGAACATTAACACAATCAACACAACTATAACCTTGTCTTTCATCCTGTTAGAACGACTATATTCTTTCTGTGTATCTAACAGGAGATTTTCAAATTCTCCTTGCATACGTTTTATACCATCCTTTTTTGTTTATATAAACTTCTGAATTATTATTCCTAATTCTCTTGTTTACCCTGGCATAGATAGAATTATGTGCGAAATCTACGGCATTATTCAATCCTGCAATCAATCATTGCATATAAGACAAGTGTAGATACGAATCCACTACCATATGCCCATAGAATTGTCTCTCCATTATCTTTTACTTGCTCTGCTGATACATTAATTGTATTAGTGACCGGAGTACCACTTTGGTATATCAAAGAAACAATTGGAACTGTACCAGCGAATTGCTTTCCGACATTAATTGTAGCGTACATCCATTTTGTGTCAAAATATTTCAGCATCACTTTTGTGCGGTACGTTTTGTCTGCAATCTCTGTAACCTTACTATCTAATTCAGCAACCGCAAGCGCATCAACATAATATCCCTGTTCAGTATTTGATTTTACCTCATCCAACGTTTTTAACGTTTTTCCAACAATACTATCATATAGGCTATTAATTGCGTTTACAATAGAATCTTTTACTATTGTTTTTAGATTGCTCAACAATCCTATCTGCTTCTGTAAGTTTCCTGCCGCATCCGTAGATAATTGGTCTTTAATCTCATTAAACCATGTTTTGAATGCCTCATCATATTGCCTAAACAACTCGGTTGTATCTATCTGCTCTACCACACCAGTAACAAAACCACAGTAAGTTTTGTCTGGTCGTTTGTCTGTAATGTCCTCTGCATTTAGTTTTGATGCATTTGGCTGTACCAAAAGTGTTGATAAAACCAAATCATGTTGTGTATTATTGTTTGCAGGATAATCATTTATTACATCTTCTTTCAAAACAATACTAACCTTTCGTTCTGTTTTGTCCAATGTGCAACAAACAACATCTTTAATTGCATAAGACTTTGTATTTACAGGAATTGTAATCTCCATATCTTCTGTAAGTTCATACCAATAACCATCTATGTATGCCTTTCCTTTTCTGACAATCACAACAAACGGTTTGTTAGGTGAATCATCAAACACAACTTTCAATTGGTTTGCTGGGTTTGCATACACTCCATTTGAGATAAAATTTGCAAAATATTCTGCAAACTGTTCAGCGTCATACTCTCTGTCATATGTTCCACCTTCCGTTTCTCTCGCATTAAAAAATCCGCTTTTCTCTGCCATATTTATATCACTCCTTTTCTTCTCAATTTTTCATTCATCTGTATACTTCTATACCCAAATGTAATATCGAGGATTTCTCTTGAGCCTTCTCTTGACTTTGTTACCTCTGTTATCTGCACATCTACTGTCAATCCTAACTCATTGTCTACTACCGTAACAAAATCTCCATTCTTAAAATCAACACCATACTTATATTTTTTGTTTTCATTTGTTACTGTGGAGTCATATGAAACAAACACAATATGGTCTTTTAGATTTTCCTTTCCTCTCTGTGTGAGCATTTCTTTATACTCTGTGTCTGTATATGTTTTGTTATCGGCTGTTTTCTGCAAATCTCTTGCATCAATAAACAACTCGTCTCGTAACCAACCAACTGCGTTCCATTCATAGTCTGTTCCTTTTATTCCATCTTGGTAAACCTCAATCCATGTTCTATCATTTCCTTCTCCCTCTCCTGCAACATAAGCAACATTGCAATAGTCTTTCATGTTCTTTTCATATGTAGACCTTGTTAAATTGCTTAATGAATGAGAAAACACAACAGGTTTGTTCCCCTTCACATTGTTTCTTGTTCTATCCTCTCCCAACAAAATGTTAAAATTCCACTGCATTATGTTTGTGAGAGGTGCTTGTGCTCCAATTTCATGTCGTTCTGTTATCACTGGTAGGATTTCAAATCCCATATTGTCCTGCTGTAGCAACGGCTGTACCGCATCATACACGCTTCCACCTGTCCATTGTCCATTAGTTACTTGTGTCATTTCATCCAGCCTGTCACTCTGCATATGGAACTCAAAATTGATATATCTTTTACTGCCAACAGAGCCAACACACATATTATTTTTAACAAGTTGCTTTACCACCTCTGCTGTTCTTCCACTGTATATCTGCTGTTTATACACTATACTTGTTTGGAGTTTATACTTTATCATACGTCCTGTAATCTCGATTGTTCTTTCAAACTCACTATCGCTGTCCTTAACTACCTTGTCAATTCTTCCCATTGTCATTTCATCAAAGGCAACGAAAAACACTTCATTTTTATCAAAAAAATATAAGTTTTCATCACACAATATAGCATTTATCTTAAACTCACCGACTCCATTAAATTTGTCCACATACTGCATAAACGTGTACTTTCTCAGAACGTCAATTCTTTCAAAATATTTGTTAAATACCGTAATTACCTCCATGTGTTACATTCCTTTCAGATTAAAGAATTGTTCATCCATTTCTATTGTTAAATTCGCAAATACTTCGCTACCCTCTTCCACAGAATAACCATACAAATTACTGCCTTGTTTAAATTGTAAAAATGAACTTCCCTCCAATACATCACCTATCGCATTTTCATCTTTCGGTTTTACAGTTCCTGGATAATTTGCATAATGGTGTATTACACTTTCCTCTCCAACTCTTGTGTTTATTGTTAAATAATCTCCTTCAGACAATGTTAATCTTATCATAAATTGTTCTTGCGTGTCAACATTAAATATAGTTGGATTTTTCACTATTCCACCAACCGCTTCAAGTTTAATAATACCACCTATGTCGCAATCTCCATTATTGACAACATTGATAATCTTTTGGTTCGATATAACACCCATAATGTTCCCTTTTTCTTTCAAAACCCAAGGAAATCGGAACTTCTTCTGAATTTTTGCCAACACTGTTTGCTTACCTTTATCCAATCGAAACATTGGAGAAAAGCAATCAACATCTATTGTGAACATACACAACACTTCATTGTTTTCTTTCTCCTTGTTGCTGAACTTTACTGCATTAGACGGTCTGCCATCTATAAAATATTCCCCAACAACAATGCGAATATCCTGTAATGGATTAATTACTCTGTTTAGTTCATACTTCTTTTGTTCTACGTCTTGCAACTGCGCTTCTAAAAACTCATTCCAACCTTTTCCGAGAAACTCCCTTCCATGTACTTTGGAGACAACATATCCTGTAATGGATGGTTTTCTTGTTCCAATCTCCGCCCCAGACAAGGAAACTCCTATCTGGAACGGAACTCTATATGTGCTGAAACTTACCGATGGAACATCCCAGTCAACCTCGTCCAAAACATACTGAGTAGAACCATCCATTGCAAGACTTAACTGTTGTCCATTTACCTTGTTTATTATCTGCAATTCTTGTATCATGTTTTGCCCCTTTCTAATAACCAAGTGCTAAGTCTCGTTTCGCTTTCTTCATCTGCCTTGCATACTCATAAGGTGTCGGTTTCGTGTTATAGAAATTGAATACATCTCCACCTTTTCCTGTTCCACCTTCATTATACTCTCTGTTCTGTTGTTTTGTCAATACCCTTTCACCCTCATGTAATTCTGCAACATATCCATTGTACGGAACATAATCTAAACCATTTGCGTGTTTTCCATCAACAGACTTTGCGGCTGACTTTGCATCATTCGCACCTGTAACAACATTTTTAAATCCATCAATTATACCTGTAACAAAACCTTTAATCTTTCCTGCAAAATCGGACACCCAGCCTAATATGCTATCTCCGATACTCTTGATTCCGTTCCACAAACTCTGGAATATGTTTCGTCCTGCATTATACAACCTCGAACCTATTGCGGAAACCTTGCTAGGTATTTGTTGTATAATTCCCCACACCTTACTAGGCAGACTTGTAATAAAACTTATAAAACTATTCACAAAGTTTGTTGCTGTTGACCTTGCCTGTGAAACCATGTTAGCACCCCATGAAATCACATTAGATACTGTTGTAGTGAGCCATTCCCATATTCTACTAGGTAACTGTGAAATCCATTCTATTGCGCCATTTACAAAGTTTGAAGCCGCCAACACAGCATTGTTATACATTTCAACTCCCCAGTTGATAACATTTGTTATAACTCCTGTCAGCCATTCCCATATTCTACTAGGTAACTGTGCAAACCACTGTATAATACCTTCCACTATCAAAGGCAATTCTGTTGTTATCCATGTCCATAAGTTTTCTGCAAACAGATAGAAGTAGCCAATCAATTCACCGATTGCATACCCTATCATATATGGTAATTGTTCAAACCACTGCACAATGCTGTTAATTGCATTTGGTATTGTTTCATTCACAAAAGTGTTAAATGCTTCTGGGACTGTTACTGTAAAGAACTCTATGACATTGTCAACAAACCCTTGTATTGCTTCGATTGCACTATTAAACGCATTTGGTATTGTTTCGGTGAAAAATGAAACAATAACATTAACCGCACCAGATAATAACTCTGGTATCTGTCCGAACAAATCAGACAATGTATTGAAAAAGCTTTGGAATCCTTCTGCCGCTTTCTCAAATCCGAGTTTGTTTAATATCTCTGAACCAATGTCACCAATCATGCTAAGTATGTTACTTCCAAGGTTTGCAAACATTTCAACAATCCCAGACACAACCCCTTTTACGCCTTCGCCAAGTTGTTCCCAATTTCCTGTAAACAATCCAATAAAAATATCCATGACGGAAAGTATCTGATTAAGCACCCCATCTAATACAATCGCTATTGTATTAAAAACTCCTTCAAACACTGGTGCAAGAACATCACACAATGCAAACCATACTGTTTTAATGACTTCTGTTATGTTCTCAAAATCAAACCCTAATGCATTGATGCGTTCCACTACTCCATCGAAGAAATTGTCTATTGATGTTTTAATGCTATTCCATATTTCTGTCATTTTGTTACGGAAATCTTCATTTGTTTTCCACAACGTAACAAATGCACCTATCAGAACAGCCACAACTGCAACAACTGCCACTATTGGTGCGGTTATTCCAGATAAAACACTTGCAATCCCTAAAGACTCTTTGGAAAATCCTTCCATTGCCAACTCTGCCGCCGTCATCCCTGCCTTTAATTGTGTTATTGCAAGAAACGCTGGGTATACTACATTTTTAATCAAACCAAATGCTTTTGCAAACATTGAAACAACACTTATTACTCTTGACATAATTAACAACACTGGACCGATTGCGGCAAGTATCAATCCAAGCTTAACAATCTGGTCTTGTTCTTCTGTCGACAAACTGTTGAACTTCTCCACAAGTCCTGTTATCCACTCTGCTAACTTTCTGATGTACGGTGTAAGTTTTTCTCCTATAAGAATCCCTGCTGATTCTAACGCACCTTTTAACTGTTCTATTGCCCCTGCTGTGTTGTCCATCATAATGTCAGCCATGTCTTGTGCCGCACCATTTGCATTGTTTATCTCGTCTGTTAATTTCTGGAAATCTCCATCCGAAGCATTGACAATTGCCAACAATCCAGACATTCCCTCTTGTCCTGCCAACATAGCCGCATACTGCGCTTTTTGTTCTTCTGTCAATCCTGCAAACTTCTCTCGCAACTCAACCATTGTTTGGCTCAATGGTTTCATTGTTCCATCTGCATTCGTTATACTTATTTCAAGTTCTTCTACTGCGTCCTTCGCTTCTCCGACAGGTTTTGCCAACCTTGTTATTGTAGAACGTAACGCTGTTCCTGCTTGACTCCCCTTAATTCCGCTGTTTGCCATCAATCCAATAGCAACCGCTGTGTCCTCTATGCTGTAACCTAACGCACCTGCCACTGGCGCAACATATTTGAATGTTTCCCCCATCAAACCAACATTTGTGTTTGATTTGGAACTTGCTTGTGCAAGAACATCTGCAAAGTGCGCTGAATCACTTGCCTGTAAACCAAACGCTGTTAATGCGTCTGTAACAATATCAGATGTTGTTGCTAAATCCTCACCAGATGCCGCCGCTAAATCCATGATTCCTGCAATACCATCCATCATTTGTGACGCATCCCAGCCTGCCATAGCCATGTACTTAAATGCGTCTGCCGAATCACTTGCAGAGAACTTTGTTTTAGCACCCATCTCGATCGCTTTGTCTCTTAACGCATCAAACTCTGAACCAGTAGCACCAGAAATCGCCTTGACCTCTGACATTCCTGCTTCAAAGTCTGTTGCTGTTTTCACTGCCGCCGCACCAACTCCAACAATCGGCAATGTTACATTCTTCGATAACAAGCCACCTGTTGTTTTAAAGGCACTCGACAAACCGTTCAACTTTTGTTCTGCTGTTGCTGACTTATCCCCGAATACCTTTAAATCATTATAAGCGGAAACAAACCCCTTTGAAAATTTTGAGGTATCGAGTTCAAGATATGCAATAGCAGTTCCCATATTAACTGCCATGTTTATCCTCCATACACTTTGTAAAAATCTTTGAAGTTACTGTAATGTTTTGGTTCTTCCGCTTGTTCTCTCTGTTCTATATAATAGGGTTTTTCATCGTTCTGCAACCTCGCCAGAATCTCACAACACGCTTCATTAAAACAAAAAGCAGTATAGCTATCCTCTATCCCTAGTATCACACTAGGCAGACAGCCATACTGCTTTGACATAGCGAGGACGCTCTCTATTTTCCTACTTTGTACGAAAGGATTCTAATGCCTTTACCCCCTGCTGTGCATAGTTAAAAATAAACATCATCTGTTCATCCGTCAACTCAATTCCTGCATCTTTAATTTCCGAATATGTAGGCTCTACAAATGATTCATGTGCCATCAACTCTAAAACATCAAACATTTGTTCCATCATGTTTTCTTCATCGGGGTCGAACCCTGTTCCATCCTGTACAAACAATTCATTTGCACGAACAAGCAATGTGTTTGGTATCTTTCTCTGTTTTACCATTCCAAGAATGGAAGGTCTTTTCAATCTCGCAACAAAAGTCTGACCTTCTGCAAAACAAGGAAGTTCTATCAATACTCCATTGGAATACTGTTTCAATTCCTCAATTGATGTTACAGTTGTTAATGTTGCTTTTTTTGTTTTTGTTCCTGCCATGTTCTTATTCTCCTTTTACTATTTGTTCTACTTTGTTTCCATTTCTGTTGTACTCTCACTCTTCATCAGACCTGTTTCTGCATCTCCACTCACAAGAGCAGTTCTGCTATCCTCTTCACTGTCTGACAATGCCATAACACTTGCTGTATTTACGGAAGAGGAATTAGGAAAAGATGGTAACGCTTTCACATAACTAATCGTGTACGGTGCTTCTCCTGTTTTCGGTGCTGAGTTAATAACATACTCTGGAAGTCGGAACACACCATCTTCTGTATTAATTGTAATTGGTGTTCCTTGACAATTTGGATATGTAATCTTCTCATACTTCACAATCTGTCCACTTGCATCATACTCAGCAGAATAACAATCAAGTTCAAATATCTTTCCTTTCTCTGCGCTCCCTGCAACTGGCGGTTTGTAAACAAGTGTGTCTCCTTTCCCTTCGATTGTTCCACCTTGAAAAATCTGAACGAGTTCCGGAATGAACACATTGTCTGTCAATGTAATCTGATGACCTGTAATTGTTGTCTCTGACGGCTTCTGTGCTAACAATCTGCCGAGTTTTACCAACTTTACAGCATCCGTTGTTTCTGTCTGCGGTTCTACTCCGATTTTATTCGCTGTGTCAACTGCAATTTCCAAACCATTTTCCTCTGTTCCTGTTCTTACAACAACGAGCGAAACATCAATGGTAGGAATCCCGACTGCTTTCTTTTTTGTTCTAGGCATTTGTTCTACCTCCTTACCAATTTTCTATTTTTCTGCACCCTTGGTATTGGAAACTTATCATGTGAGCCTTTACAGTATCATCATAGAAACTTGGTGTTTCATTTCCGATGTACATTACAAGAGGGAACACTTCTTTCATTTTTTGTTTTGTTTCCGCAACAAAGGTTTCCAATCTACTGTATTCATCTTGTGGAACATAACATAACAATGTATAGATTGTTCTTTCACTCGACACTGTTGTTTCTTCGATTGTTCCATCTGATTTTACAACAATGTATTCTTTCAAACACTCACCTTTATGCTGTGAAGGGAAGAATACATCTGTTTTTCCATCTTTCTTTAGCACATCATAAACTGTTTTTAAAATACTACTCATGGTTTCATGTACCTCATTAATTCCTCATACCCTTCTAGCACTTCTTTGGACAAAGCATTTACTGTTGGCTGTAAGATTGCGAACCTCTTTTCATGGCACAACTCTAAGTATATACCATAATCAACGCCATGTCCAATATGGATTCGTACTTTGTTTGCTAACACTTCCACCCAGCCTGTCAATCGCTGTCTCGCATGTCCTGTTCTGTCTGTCCAAGGTCTATGCGTTTTTGCATAATTCTCAAACTTCTTAGCACCCTCCTGTGCAAACATACGAATTGCAACCTGTGACTTTGTTTCGGCATTTTCCAGATTTGCCAACAACTTTGAAGCATCAATCTTAATTCCTGCCATTTAAAACCAACTCCAATGAAATGTCTGTTACTATGTTATATTCCTGTATATTGTTCTTCTCCACAACTTTGTATGTGTTTCCGTTTATGACAAAAAAATCATCCGTCTGTATCTCTCCTGTGTTCTTATACGCTACCATCAGCATCGGCTGTCCTTTGCTGTGTGTCTTTGTTCCATCCTGTATGTTCTGTGTAATATATCCCTTTGATACATGGAACAACCCTTGAACCTTTACGACTTGTTTTGGTTCTTCTCTTGTAGGTTCTCCATATCCATCTACGCTCTTTCGTAAGAATGTATACTCTGTTCCATGTATCTGTATCTCTCTCAAAACCTTGTGGAGTTCCATCTTCATTCTTGCTTCATTCATTATGTCAGCACCCCACTATTCGTAAAAACATATCGAGAAGCCAACATCTTGAAATAACTGGAACTGTCCTGCGTAGTCAATCCGCTAACGCTCAAACCTGTTGTTTCAGCCTTTATAATCAGACCTTCATAACTCGCTTTGTTCACATCTCCACCATTGTTGTCTAACAATGCTTGTAGCTCCGAATCTTCAAAATAAGGAATCTGTTTTTCTCTTAGATTGAATTTCAGTTGTTCTAACTTTTTGTTATCATCCAATCTGTTCACTTCCCTTCTGCTTACATCTTTGCTTCTCTGATTGCTTTCTGGATAATTTGTCTAGCTTCACGAACATTTCTTGCACCAGACGTGTCAATGTTATGTTCTTTTGCATACTCTGCTAACTGCTCTTTATTCATTTCTGAAATCGGAACTGTTTCAACCTCGTGTGCTTCTTCCTCTTCTTTCTCAAACTCTCCTGTGTCAATCATGTCCATTTCTGGTTTTGCTTCTTCCTCTCCAACAATCCTGTACCCTTTGTTACGGAACAATGTTTCATAAGAACGTTTGCTCACCTTCACAACATGCTGTCCTCTTTTTGCTGTTACCATTGCCATGTCACTTTCCTCCCTTACGCAATTACATCCATTATATAAACTTGGTCTGCTGTTGGGAAGTCTGGCAGACAAATCATAGTAACTTTTGTTTCAACTGTTACTGGGTCTGCTTTCTGAATTGTTGTTACCGCTACACCTGTGTCTGTGATTGCTACATTTGCAACACTTCCCGTCATAAGGTCAGACTCTTCTGGTGTTGTTCCAAACCATGTGTTACCTAACTGTCCTGCTGGGAACATAACAAACACATCGTCTGCAACATATCTCTGTGCTGTTCCTTTTTCATCCTTGTAACGCTTGTCATTTACAACAATCTGTAAACCAAGTTCGTCTGCAATGTACTGCTTGATTTTTGCATCAGAGATAAACCCTGCACCATCTGTAAGCACCATGATAGATGCCTTAATCTCATTGTTAATGCGGAAATATCCAAACACTTTCGAGGAACATATTACTCTCTCTGGTGTTACTCCTGTATCATCAACAATCTGCTGAATTCCTTTCCGAATATCTTCCATGATTGTTGCTGTCGGGTCACTCCATGATTTTTTTACAGTTGTTTTGTGGTTTTCTGGCATCTGGTAATCATACTCATATGCCTGTCCATTTCCTTCCATAACAATTGTTCCTGTCGTAAGTGCCATCATACGCATACGCTCTCTCTGCGCCGCCGCACCCTCTAGCAAATCCATTTCATCATTAAAGATTCTGTTTACTACAGCATCGATGTACGCTTGATTGTTACTCTCGATAACCTTGTTAAGTTCCTGTCTTAACTCTTCATCAATGTACTTTGATTCCTTAAAAAACGGCATCTGTGCGCTTAACTTCTCAAATCCAATTCTCGGACGAGGAATTGCCGCAACATCAAACGCAGATGCTTTCAGAACAACTGGAAGTCCATTTGAGCCCTTTAACCATTTAAGGTCAAGTCCTAACTTCTTATCATCTGGAAACAACTCTTCTCCGATGTACGGCTCTCTCTCCTGTGTAAGCAATTCCCAATATGCAACAATCTCTTCGCTGATAATTAAATCGTAAATACTCATTGTTTTTGTTTCCCCTTTCTTTGTTTTAGCAAGCCACAAACTTAATCATAGGCAGTGCCGCCTTGACCTCTGCTGTAATCTTCGCCTTTGTTGTAGCATCAATCATGTTTGTGTTCACGAAACCAAACAGAAGAATTACTCCGTTGTTATCATCCACAGTAACATCAACATCATGTAACAAAACTCCAACTGCATTTGAAGCACCAGAAGTAGTTGTAGCCGCTGTAAATGCTGTTCCTCTTGCATCAAGGCTTCCAGTAATCGGTGTTCCTGCCTTTGCAATCTTCTTTGTTCCATCTGCTATTCCCACACTCTTGTCAACAACGATTCCCATTGAAACTTGGTGTTCCACAGCAAAAAGAATCTGTTTTCCAGAGCCATATGTCTCTTTCTTAATACCTGTATTATTCAACATTTGTTTTACCTCCTATTTGAAATAATGGCTTTTCTTTTCCTTCCGTCCTGCCAATAGACGTTCAGCCATAGAGCCTTTATGTTCTTCTTTATTTCCTTCTTCATTTTCCTTCACTTTAGATTTTTCAGAAGATTTTGTTACCCTTGCTCTGGTAACTGTCTTTCCTTTTATTTTGTTATTTCCTGCTTCTTCTTCCTCTTCATCATCAGACTTGAAATATACCTTTCCAGATGTGCTATCTTTAATTTCTGCAATTACAGCATTGATGTCCTTTTCCTTTGTTACCTTTGCTTTTGCAACAACCACAAGGTCGTCTACCAACTCTGGTTTTGCTCCTAACTGAACCGCTGATAACTTTGCTTCTGCAAGGATTCTTCCATCACGTTCTTTTGCAAGTTCCTTTGTTGTCTCTGTTAGAGCATCTTCTTTCTTCTGTAACTCCGTTTTGTTTGCTTCTTCTTCTTTCTTGTGTTTTGTTACAATCCCTTTTAAATCATCTGCATTATCAACTCCGAGGTCTTTCAGAAATCCATACAGCGCATCACTCTTCACTTTTTCAACATCGACTTTCTGTTCTGTTTCCTGCTTCTGTGTTTCCATTGTCTGCTGTTTTGTACTCTGCTGTGTCTGCTGATTCTGTGTTTCTTCTGTTCCCTGCTGTCCTTCTGTTCCTGTTCCCTTTACTTCTTCTGCCATGTTCAATTCTCCTTTTCTTCAAAATATTTGCAATACTTTGTCTGCAAGATTTTCATTTCCCTTTCTAACCGTTTTTGTTTCTTCTCAATGTCTTTTAGCTTTCTCCTGTATTGGTGTTCATCTCTGATTGTTCCCAACATTGCTGTGTGCCTGCGAATTTGTTTCTTTAAAACCAACGTGGATTGACTATCATAACAAACAACGTACTGTTCTCCACAATGCGGGCATTCAAGATACGTTCTAATGATACATTGTCCATCAATCTGTTTTTCCTTCTCCTTCAATATGTTGTCAAATTCCTTATGACATCTATCACAAGTTACTTTCAATTATATCACCAACCTTTTGAAATGTCAACTGTTCAACCACAACTTTTTTATTTTCATCAAATAATTTTTTGCCGCTACACAATTCATTCAAATCTTCCCTTTTCTTTCGTAATTCCTTCATCCACTTGTCTTTTTTGCGAATATCTCTCGGACTAACTGTTTCGCCCTTCATATTCTTTCTCGCAACCTTGATTGTCAAATCCTTCAACTTTCGGAACATTCCTAATGTCTCTGTGTTATCAATCTGCACCACATCACGCTCTCCACAACGCTTGCAATCACAATACATGATTTTATAGTATGTTCCTTCTTCGTCATACACATCTGCACGAATCAAATTGCTAGAATCAATCTCATTGACCTCTCCACATTTTCTGCAAACTCTCTTAACTTTCACTGTTTGTTCTCCTTTCTGTTCTCTCTTTCTTTGTCATGAAACAAAATCTAACGCATATCTGTCTATGTCTGGATATGTCCCTATTGGTGCTTGATACCATTGCCCTATCTTTCTCGCTATATCTGTCATGCTGTCTGGTATCACTGCTTCAAATGTACACATACCATTTGGGTGGTCTAATGGTAGTTGGTCTTTTGGGAACACTCCAACACCTAAACCAAACTGGTCTGTCTCTGCCCTTCCTCTACATATCTCACATACTCTTCCATGAAAATTAGAGGTTAGCCACCGATACCCGATAACAAACGGGTCATTTCTATTTACATTTTCAAAACTTTGTTGGTACGCATGACTTATCATTGTTCGAGCCAATCGTAAAGCATTGTAATCAATCTTCCCAAAATATACACTGTCTTTTATTTTGTTCCCCATTTTGTCATATCTCCACGATTGAATTGTTTTTGCTTGTTTCCTTGCACTAGGGTCAACATACTGTTCTAACTCTTTCGCTATCTCAATTGCTGACTTCCCTTGTGCTGTTCCGATGGATATAATCTTGCTCAAATCATCCTGTACTCGTTTGTTGTGTCCCCAGATAGCACTACTCAATGTCCAACCATCTTGGTAAACATTCCCACTTATGATGTTTCTAACAATCTGGTCTGGAACATAGCTAAACGCATTGTGTATATCTTCATCACGAAAACCACATTGTTTTAGAAATGTTCTTGTATCTTCAACAACTTCATTAGAAACAATCCTCATATCCCGAATGATTCCATTCTGTATATCGCTGTTTAATTGTGTAATTCTGTTCTTGATGTCACGCTGTAACAATATCAGATTCTGTTTCTGTAAATTACTGTTTCCTAATTGTCCAACCTTCACTGTCACATCTTGGTATAGCTGTTCATATAACCTTTTGATTTCTTTCTGTTGTGACATGGTGGTTGTTTGTCTGACCTGTTCTGCACTTTTCAAACTGAACTTTTGTTTCGCCATACCTAACCGCCTTGTTTTTATACTTCAATTATACCACATCTGCAAAGAATATCAACAACTATTCTTCAATTGCTTGTGTTTCTTCCAATGTTTTCTGTGTATCAATCACTTCCAGATTGTCATCGACCTTTTCAGATACTCCACGTCTGTTCAATTCTGTCTGTACTTGTGTGTTCATACTCATAGAATCAAACATATTGTTTTCAATCGCAATTTGCATAAGTTCATCATCAATTTGTGCATCTGTCTTAAATTCTGCCTTTCTCCATTTCTTGATGTAAGACTTTCTACTTCTTGCATTTGCCGCAATCTCCGCAAGGTCAGAGTTCTTTTCTTCTTCCTCGTCCTCTGCAAGTGCATAATTCTCCATGACTTCAATGTTGTACTGCACTTCATCCAGACTTGTCAAAACATACTTGGAAACAACTTCTGCTTTGTTTAACACAGCAAGGTCGATGATTGCTTCTGCGATAAACTCAATCGCTGGCTTCCATGCTTTCAGTTTTTCATCACAACGAACCTGTAATGGATAATACAATGCTTTTAATGCCTTACCACTTGTGATTGTTCCTGCCATTGTTTCCTCTGATATGTTTGGCATATCAACTTCATTGTACATGGTTGTTTTCAATCGGTCAAGCGTAACTTTTACTGGCTCTGTATGATTCATGCTCGGTGCTAACGTTCCCACCTGTGGCGAAACATTGTTCTGGTTTTGTTCTGACTTCAAATCCCAATAAGCACCTGCACCAGAACTAAGGTTCTTTGTTGTCTGTGAGTTCATATCCACAGTATAACGAATTGGATTCATTCCCTTACGCTCACTGTCAATGTCTCCATTCCCCAAACGACTATAACCAGATTCATAATCTGTAAGGCTTTCAATCTCAGAAACACCTCCCTTATCCTCTAATGTTCCATCATTGATAATCACAACCGCAGGAATGTAATCTAACTCAATTGACTGTTCTGGTATAACCTGTTCTTGTTCCTTTCCAATTCCATTGTAAAGGATTGAGCTCATATAGATTATTCCATTCCTTTCCTCATACCTGTTTACAAGGTACAACCTCTGCTGTGTTGATTTTGTTTGATTCACATTTTCAAAACTGATAAACTTCGTCAACCTGTCAGAACCGTACTCTGTTTCATAATAAAACTGTAAGCTGTTATAGAAATGTGTCTGTATTCCATCCTCTTCTGAAAAATCCACCAAACATGCAACACGCTTTCCGATAAAACAATCTTTTGCTCCCTGTAATAATGTCCTTGAAAAATTGTTCTTTATGTCCTTCAAAACTTTGTCAATCAATGTTTGGTACTGTTCTACCTGTTTCATCTGTTCTTCATTTGTACTAACAGACTGTATTGTTAAATCTGGTGTCTGTGAAAACATAAATCTCGCTTCTTTATCAATCAATGTTTTAGCAATCTTAAAACGAATGTTTGACGGCTGATAATCTCCGCTACTTCCTTCTGTGTAAAACTCTGCACCCTTTTTATAATCCAGATAGTTTTGTTTTATTTCTAACAACTCTCTTGTATACAGATTATACCCTGTTGTTATTTCTTTCTTTAAAACAAAATAGGGAAAACTAGCCAACGCTCTTGTTACCTCAACATTGTACTGTTTCTTTTCTGCCAATGCCTTTCCTCCTTTCTTTTCTTTTATTCTAACATAACATTTTTATCCTGTCAACAAGAAAAGGCGGCTTTATTGCCGCCATTCCCTTATACCAATGCTCCGCTCGCATCGAATGTATACTCTTTTCCGCTGATTGTCATTGTTTCATCACAAGCCATAACACCATCATCTTTTAAATAATACTTTTTTCCATTTGATGTTGTAATCCAATGATTCTTTAACATACTTCCAATAGGCTGACAATTGCTGTCTTTGTTATACCAGAACCACTTTGTTTTCTTTGTTCCATCTTCATCTGTTTCTGTTACACTTCTCCACCCAATCAACATACTGCCTACTGGGTAATTCTTATCTGTCCCTTTTTCTCTGCAATAATAATCATAGTCCCCAAATGTGACAGCACCTTCCACCATAGAACCATGCGGATGTCCTTCTTCTGCCTTTGTTCTAAGGTAGTACCACTGTCCATCAATGTACTGCCATCCATCTAACATTGCACCTACTAGTTTGTTCTTTGTTCCTGTCGGGTTCAAATAATACCAATGTTTGTCAATGTACTGCCATCCTGTTGCCATTCTGCAATCATCTTTCAACCAATACCAATTACCGCCATAATTAAGCCATTCATTTGCCAGTGCATATCCTTTGTCATTAAAATAATAATAACAATCCAACAAAAGCCATTGTGACTTCGGGTAACTTCCATCCGCTCTCCGATACCACCAACCAACATTATCATGCATCCATTTTGCTGTTGGTTTTGTTGCATTTCCTTTCCCTGCATATTTGTTCCATGCTGTTCTGTCTCCATAGAACTTGTTAAGGTCAAGGTTTCCATTGTACCCACTCAAACGTCCTGTAGAACTGTACTGACGCATTGCACAACTGTATGCACTTTCATTCCACGGGTTTGCCTGATACCCTGTCGGATTATTGTTTGCATACTGTGCAACCCACAAACCATAATCACCGATTCCAGAAACCCTATTCAACGCTGATTTCTGAATATACACAATAGGTTTTACACTTGTTTTACTGTAAACATAGTCGCACCACTGTTTTACCCACATATTATCACGTCCTGTATTGAATGTCGGGTTGTCCTGTCCTTCCCAGTCCAATATAAGGATTGCTTCTCCAATATATCCCTGTATGTTCTTCAAGAAATAGTCCGCTTCTGCCTGTACATTACCACCCTGTGCATAATGGTACACGCCCAGACAACGCCCTGCTTTCTTTGCCTGCTGATACTGTTTGTCACAATCTGGCGAAACATACCATGTTCCCTGCGTTGCTTTCATAATCACAAAATCAGCAGGAACTACTGATAAATTAATACCTTTCTGCCAATTACTTATATCAATTCCATTCATATATGCCATTTGTTTTGTTCCTCCTATCCTTGTTTTGTTTATTCATCTTCTGCTTTTACTTCTGGAATACCAGCAATACTTGTAAGGATTGAAACAATACCAGACATTGCTACACCACTTGCAACGACTTTCCAATCAACTGCACTAATTAATGTGTTAGTTCCAATCAATGCAATTGTTGTCTGTGCCATTGTTTTAATTGCTCTAATTCCTGCGGCTTTACACCACTTGATTGTATTCACATCTGGTTTAAATACACAATTTTTAAACATACGTTTGTCACTCCTTTTCATGTTCTTGTTTACACATTTCTAATGCATGACTTACTTGTTGTAATGCTTTGTCATGTTCATCTAGTTTGTCCCATTGTCTTTTTTGTGAATCTCTAACATGGTCTTTATACTCTAATAATGCTTTTTCTTGTCCTTCAATTTTTTTGTTTTGCTCGTCTATTTTCTCTGCAAGCTGTTCCATTTTTAATGTTAGTTCTGTCATTGCTTTTGTGTTTTCATTTAACGGTCTATATACTGCTGTAAATATTCCAATAAGTGAACTCAATCCTAAAACAACTATACCAATCATTTCTGCTGTTGTCATATTATAAGACCTCCTACTTTTATTTTCGTTTCTTCCATGCAATCACCACCTTTAAACTGACTCTGTAGACTTATATGTTACTTTCATATAGCACTCCGCATCATTTCCTACAATGGTTGTACCAGTATAAGTCTTAAGTGCCTTAAGTGCTTCGATCTCTTCTGGTGCGAGGTCGTTTTCGATTGGCTCTCACATAAAATAATACAGAATAACTGGGTCATTTTCTTTATATTTTTGGGCAACAAAAGCATTTAATTCATCCACTGTTTCAAACAATCCAGTCATTTTGTCCTTGGTTGTGAAAATAAAATTATATACACTATTCGCTAAAAAGCTTCTTTTACTAAAATATTTCGATAAAACAAGATAGCCACTTGGTTTTACTGCGCTTTGTGATGGCAAATTCCACCATGTGTCTGTCGAATCTGCCTTGAATTTTAGCTTATCACCATCTAATATCAAACTGTTTACCATCTGCACAAACTTCCCTCTATCCGCGTCCACGTAATCCGAAGCATACCGCTGACCGCCAATCGTTATATTGGCATCGATACCAATTGTTTCTGGGATAGCGTTGAGGGTGTGGTGGAGCTGGACGGTTTGCTCGGTGTAGGGTTCGTAATCATCAGTTTCCCCAACTTCAGTAATCATAAAATCACTGATTTCCAGGCTCATTCCACTGTTTCTAACTTCAACGTATTGTCTTTCTCTGTATTCTGTATATTTTGCTTTTACTGTTACTTTATCTCCTATTATCTTACCATTTTCAAATTCAATGCCGTTGAATGAAACTTTGACATTAGATGCAGAGAGCGGATTCCGAATCACATTAATTCTAAACGTTATAATGTAATCTTTATTAGCTTCAAGTTTTCGGTTTATTCCAATGCAAAAATAACCGGATACATAACTATTGGTAGTTGCCCCATCTATAATTTCTTGATGCACAATAAGTTTATCCGTCTTTTCTGTTGTACTTAAAGTTGTTCCATAGATATTAAATAATGCTCTTTCTGCTTCTGGATTAGGTATGTCATTTGCACTGTATCCATATACATCGACAAGATTTTTCCCTCTCACATTCACTTCAATACTTCCATTTCCACCAACGCTTACAATCTCCTGTGGATATTCTGGTGATGGGGATGGCTTACCGCCAGTGTATGGTTCATACGGTATTTGTGCTTCACCAATACTTAACATCGCATTTTTAAACTTGGTATACGTTCCAACATCATTTTTATTATCTTGGTATATTTTCACTTCTGTTATATCACTTCCTAAAACAATTGTTTGTCCTGCAGAAGGTGTATAATCACCCATAACGATTTGTAATTTTGTACTATATGTACCATTATATTCAATAACATCTGCGTCAAACCTTACCTTTGTTCCTGCTTTCAAATTTACCGGAAACCGTTTTGAAAACCTATTAGTTTCTGTTTTTAAAATACTGTATGTACCATCATCATTCTTTACTAAGCATTCATTCAACATACTGTCAACATCTATTAGATTTGCCCCAGTGGTACTCTCCTGTTTGCTCATGCCATAAATATTAAATTCTGTTAATACATCACCAAACCTACCCTGTTTTGGATTGTTTAATACCAATCTTGTTCCCTCTTCTGTTTTCATAACATATCTGTCAGCCAACCCAAGACTACCATAAATTTTGTTATTCTGGTCTAACATTATCATATCATTACGATCATATCATTACGACCATATATCTGTTCATTATTTCTGTTATCTTTAACCATACTATCACTACCTAAAAATCAACACTAGCAACTTCGACGAGTCCATCTTCTACAGCTGTAACCTTAACAATGTTTGTTGCTTCACTTGTTCCAGTTGTTTTATCTTCTATGTTATTAAATACACGCTCCCAACTTCCTGCACCAATTACACTATAAGAATCATTATCTCCAAGCTTTACAGTAATTTGATTGTCTGTAAAATTCTTTACTAAAAATTGACTACGCTTTAATAACATAGTAAACACCGTTTGTACACCAGCAGAACATTGTTTCTGTTGTACATCTTTCATGTTCTATTACCTCCTTTTTATTCCACTTGCTATCGTTCGTCCTGTCTGTTCTTCTTCTTTCTCTATAACTGGTGGTTCTTTTACAATGTCCAAGAACACTGGTTCTCTGTTTTCCAAAATCGCTGTTGCCATTTCCAACCCATTGTACAAACCTATCATGTAATCATCTGCTGATTTCTCCAAACTCTGTTTCTGTAAATCTCTGATGTTTTTTACTTCATTTGTTTTACTTTTCAATTTGTTCATTCTCTGTGTTCTCCTTCCTACGTTTCACATGAAACATTATCCTGCTTTACTGTTTGTTTTGACTTCCTTTACATCCGCAACTGTATATGTGTCCAACGCATACCACAATGCAGAAAATGTATGTGGGTCAATGTTAAATTCATCATAGATTGCATTGCCCCTTGAATCCTTCTTGTATGTAAGGTCTTTCAACTCTCTGATTGTGTTCTTACACTTAGGAGAGCACACAATTTTGTTAAATCGTTTCATCTTCTTTGTGTTCTGTAAACGACTTCCAATGTACTTTTTCGCTCCGTACATGTTGTACCCTTGCTGTCTGTAAAACTGAATTGTTTTAGGTTCTGCTGAATCTGCACAAATTGGTTTTTCACACCTTCCTGCTCTCTCTGCTACTGCACGAACATCTTGTCTCTGTGAAAATCTATCATCTGTTATCTGATTCATGTACACTTCATCATAAATGTATAACACTTTGTTTGCATCATCAACACAACAACTTATAAGCGCATTGTAACTCTCTTCAAAACCAAAGTCAAGTCCAAAGAAATGAAATTGTGCTGAAACATTGTTCACTGTTCTCTTGAACTCCTTACTGTGTTTTGCAATTGTAAAGTTTGGTAATACCCTTGTTCCATTTGCACCAAACCTTCCCCATCTTGCAACAACCCACAACTGTTTGTCTGTTTGTTTCAAACTATCTAGACGCTGAATATATGACGCTGGCAAAAATGGGTTATCATCTGGTAAACTGTGATGATAATAAACACCATTCTTTTTGTTCACCAATGTTCTACGTCTGTAAAATTCCTCTGGGTTCTGTATCACTTTTTCTTTTCCCTTTTCATCAGTATTCACAAAGAATGTATTGTATACCCAGTTTTCCTTGCCAACAGGGTTCGCTGTCATTATAAAATGTAACGTCACTCTAGGCTCTCTGACACGCCCTAACAGCTCGGTATATGCCTTGTAACGGATTTCACTACATTCTTCCATCCAAACGATGGAAATGCCATGAATGGACTTTACTTTCTCAGTGTTATCCATTCCTCGGAATATAATCCTTGAACCATTCGGGAAACGGATTTCTAGTGGACTAAAAATTGCAACAACCTTTCCACCCTTCGGTCTATTGTTAAATCTCACTGCTTCATCTGATAACAACCCCATCTTTTCAAGTATTTCTTTAAACAATGCGAAACAAGACTCTTTGATTGTTTCACGAACTTGTCTTACCACCAATGCTGTTCGTTTTTCTTCCAGAAGTTTTAATATAATCTTCAATGCTACATGGTAACTCTTCCCACTACCATATCCACCCAACAATAGGTATTGTTCATAGTCCCAATCGGTTAGAAAAGAAGCAAATCTGTTAGACACTTCAATATTCACATCCATGTTCTTTGCTCCTTTGTTTTAATATGCACAAAACAGATAAGTGGCAAATGTACACAATCTGATGTACGCCGAACCTTATCTGTTTTGCTTATCATATTATACCATATTCAATTATTGTTCGTCAAGGCTTAACTTAAAATTTCTTTTAAAAAATCAATAAAGCCTTTCATCTCTTCTTTGCTTATAACATTAACTTCTGCCTGTCTCTCTTTCTCACATCTATTTAATTCCTCATTCATTCCAGAAATATCAGACATACGGTCTGTGATACAAGAAAGTGCAATCTCTCCATATCCAATCATTTCCTCTTCGCACTTACTTAACTTTAACTGTTCCTTCCTTTTAATCATAACACTGAACAATGTATTGATTCCATTTGCAATGCAACCTTGTGCAATCTCTATTTCTTTCAGATGTTCTAAATTTTCTCATTTGTTACTTCCTGTTTGTTTTCTTTCTTTTCACTCATGTTTTTGTTCTCCTTTTTTCCTTAAATGCTATGTTTGTTTTACTTGATAGGTTTTACACCTAAATGGAACATATAGGACTCGAACCTATAACTTACCGCTTATGAGGCGGTTGCTCTAACCATTGAACTAATGTTCCTTATACTGCCCTAATTGGAATCGAACCAATATTACAAGAGTCAAATTCTTGTGTGCTAACCTTTACACTATAGAGCATTATTGTGTTTTATGTGTTATCTCTTCACAAATATTTAAAAACTATCTCTTAATGCATCTCTTTCTGCTTCTTCCGATATTGAGATTGGAACAAAGTCATCATTTTCACCATTCCAATAGCTAAATAATTCTTCCAAATAATCATTTAAACATTCTGCATTTGTTCTCATTGTTCTGTTCTCCCTATCTATTCTTTGTTTTGTTTGTTTCCTTTGTTTCTTTCTGATTATATATTAACATAGGTTTTTATAAATGTCAACAGGTTCTTGTAAATTTCTTTTTAATTCTTTATATTCATATTGTTCTGCAACTTCCTTTGATACTTTATAACCACTGTGCTTGTAACATTTATCTATGTCATCATAGTATGTTTTTCCTTTACACCATCTTGTATAAGTGTATTCTGACATAAATAATATTATATCTCCATTTAAATCCATTACTTGCTTTATAATTCCACTATGTATTATATGCACTCTATTTACAGTTACATACTCAATATAGTCTTGTTTTGTAAGACAAAACGTGCTCGACACTCTAACTCTAACCATATTCTTCAACAACCTCCAGCCTCTTTAAATCATCAATCTTCCACGGTTCTTTGTCTGACCATTTAACCATTGGAAAGTCAACATTGTAATTTAGAATCAAACGATTATTAATACAATCATAAGCACACCAACACTTAGAGTTTTTATCCTTATACGGTTTTGAATACGGTTTTGAACTGTATACAAACAACTTATCATCTTCATCCCTTACAACAAACTTGTATTCTTCTCTTAAATAATCCAAAAACGCCCTATCACTCTTGCTAATCACTGGTTTTTCGATATACTCGGATTCTGCCCATTCTCTTACTCTTTCTTTGCATTTATCGCTATTAAATAAACATTCGACACAACAAGTTCTACCACACGATGCTATGCATCCACTTTCTTTTATCACTGCAATGCTATTTCCATTACAAGCAATATTTATAATCTCTTCTGCATATTTTTCTTTGTTTTTCATCTTTACCACTCCTTTTGTTTACTCTGTCAATACTTTTTAATTGTTTACCATATTCAAAAAGAAGTCAATATCTTCATCAGCGGTGTGTAAACTATCTAAATCTAAATTTTTGCACTTCTCTTCCAATTCTATACGTCTATCAATTCTCTGTCTTTCATCAGCATAATAACTTCTTATTACACTTGCAGGCGTTCCGTTTCTTTCTAACGGAAAAATACTATGTCCTCGATAAATAAACATTCCAGTTTGTTTATCATATCTCATATTATACTTCATACTTTGTTCTCCTTCTCTTTTTGTTTTCTTATTTCCTTTGATGATTATATTATAACACAACATAGCACAAAGTCAACACGTTTTTATAAAACTTTTTAAACAAAATAAAAAAGGACAGAAACAATGTTCTGCCCCTCCTTTTAAATTCCCTTAATGGGTATCTTGATAATTGGATTATAATCAATGTACTTTCTATTCTTTTTGCTTCGTCCTTTGTTTGATGTGTCCAACCTCACAATATTACTGCCCCACTTCTTACGCAACAACTCAAACTGTTCCTTTTCCCTTTCCATGTTACGGTACATTGCACAACCGCCCTTTTGTTCTGACTGCCTACAAACATAATGGTACTTGTTTAATCTCAATGCACCCCTGTACAGATTCATGTTCTGTAATGTCATGTCATAATCTTCTTTTAATGGAAGTCTTTCATCATATCTAAGTTCATTCCCTTTTAAAAAACACTGGAAAGGACCTCCTATATAGGATGTAGTACTGAATGGTGAATACTGACGATAGGACATTGTATCACTATTGCAATTCAATCCCCAAAAGCGAAAACCCCAGTCATGGCATAATAAAGAATATCTATATATAAAATCTAGTAGCTCGTCTGATTTCACCTTTACTTTTTCATATGCATATGTTCCATCTTCTGACATTTCAAAATGTTCGATTGCTCGTAAATCATCATCAATCAATAAAACAATATCTGCACCATTTTCAAACTCTGTGTCAAGGATATAATTTCTTACTCTGCACAGATTTCCCTGCACCCCTTTCGGACACTTAACAATATTCCCATTATGTTTTGGGTTAAACTCTAAATATGTTTCATATTCTTCTGGTGCAACATAGACTTTACAGAAAGGAATATAACTTAATGTCTCAACCTTATACCGTTTATAAGACGGACAAGCAACAATGATTTCTTTTCCCTTATACCACATTACTTGTCACCCTTTCTAACGCTTTCTGACCGTCTAGCACTCTTCCTACTCCTGCTCTCATGCCGAATGATTTCTTGTTTCCTTTCTTCTTTGTTGGGTACGCCTTTGCTTTCTCAATTCCAAATAAACCCATAGCATTGAGCCAATCAATCTTATTGTTGAACTTCAACACGATGTAATTGTTTTCTTCATTCAATATCTATGTGAATGGTACATCTAGTTCAACTTCGATTGTTTCATCTTCCAACGCATCAATACTAAATCCAAACACTTCCATATCTATGTCTGATTTTAGAAGTTCACTGATTTCTTCATTAATCAATGTTTCGTCATAACTTGATTCTGCTGTTTTGTTCTCAATTAATCTCCAAGCCTTGATTTGTTCCTCTGTCATATCATTCAGACAGATTGTAGGTACTTGTGTCAATCCTGCTTTTTTTGCCGCTAAGACTCTTCCATGTCCTTCTACAACATAATCATCTTTATCAATTGCTACTGCTCTGTGTTCAAAAAATCCAAACTCTTTAATACTATTTGCTATTCGTTCAACCTGTTCTTTTGGATGTTTCTTTGCATTCTTCTTATATGGTTTTAACTCTCTTATGTTTCTGTATGTTATCTTTATACCATTTGATTTATTTCCCATATGTTTTACACTCCTTTCTATGTTCTTTGTTTTCTCTATGTTTTTATTGGTATGTTCTGTTCTATTGTTCTGTATATACTTCTGATATACTATCTGTATTCTATTCTCCTACCCTTTCTGCAAACATAGAAAACTGTTCATCCTGTACTAACTTAATTCCTGCATATTCTTCTGTGAGTGCTACCATTTCAGACATTTTTACTACACCACTTGTAAATGCTTCATATAGGCTCATGCAATCTTCAACAAACCTTGGTATACGTTTCTTTGCTGACTTCTGCCAATAGTATTCTACCAACACATTTGTTGGGATAACTAACATCATTGTTAATATCTGTTCTGCTAAACCTTTTGTCTGTTCCAGAATGATTTGTTTCGCTTTCTGTTGTTCTTCCTTTCTGATTCTTTGTTCTAACTGTTCCAATTCCCTTGCTGTTAAGGTATAGGTTTTGTTATCTTTCTTCTTCTCTCTCTGTTCCCTTCTAAACTCTGCTCTACTCATGTTCTAACTCCTTTTATACTTGAATTATATCATGTTCCAGTATGTTTGTCAATATGTTCTTGCAAAATAATTCATCTTGTTTTGTATGTTCTGCTATCCACTCCATAACAGATAACCTCTGTAAGCCGTTTATTTGCCCTTTTAAGCCACTTTCTTCTTCAAGGTGAGGACTTATAAGGGTTGAGCTATTATCTTCCATAATATCCACAGCAGACGCTTTCCTGACACTATCCTTCATAGATGTCATTTCCCCAGTCTTCATCATCCTCGCTGTCCTCCATCCAATCTGTATTGTTCTCTGCATCCCATATTTCTTGTTCATCTTGTTCATTTGGTTGATATGTTTCACCTGTTGCTACCAGATTAATTGTTACATTACTTGTGACCTTTCCTGTGTTTTCAAACATTTCTAATTTGTCCATCATGTCTGTGATTTCTTTTATTGCAGAAACATCACCAGTTAAGCCCTTTTGAAATAAAGCCACCATCAATAAAGAACGGTTTGTTAGTTCTTCATCTGTAAATCCAAAAGAACGTAACACTTGTTTCTTTTTATCACTGTTTGTTTTCATCTCCAACAGCTGACGCATACAATTCTGTAACGCCATGTTTTGTTCTTTCTTTTTTCTCCTTGCTTCAACTCCCATCATTGCTATCCGTTTTCGTTCTTCTGATGTTCTCTCATTCAGTGGTATCAGATTCTCGCTTGCTTCTTTTACCTCTCTACCTTTCCTTCTTCCCATGTTTTGTTTTATCCTCCTTTTGTTTTATTATTTGTTCTCTAAATACACAACAAGACAAGGTTGCCCTTGTTTATCATTGTTTATCTATGTGAACCGCAATGCCGCATATAGATACATTATTCGGTTTTCTTATTTACGTGTTACAACGGTGTTTCACGATTACACCAAACGGACAATAATTATAAAATGTCTTGTACCATGATTCATAAATGGCTACCAATAATGCGGCATTACGATTTCTATTTTATGGGTAGGCATTTCCTTTACAGGCTACCACTTACTTGTGCCAATCCAAACACAACTCCATTTCTATAACAAATTATAGCACATTATGTTTGAATTGTCAACACTTAATTGTGGTAGTTTGCCCCAAATATAGCAGAATGATTGATTGCATCATTCTTTCGATTCTTCTTTATCTTTTCATTTTCTTCTTGGAACTTTCTGTATTCCTCACATTCTGCATGACATTTTACTGTCCTTCTTTTACACTCTTTGCATGGTACACAAATCATATACTACAACCAACCTTTGCTTTTTAGATAGTCCTCTACATCACACAAATAAAGCATTGCTTCTTGCGTTTCCTCTTCCTTTATGCTTATAAATCCATTTTCGTCTCTGTCAGTAAATCTCTGTAATGGAATCGGAAAACCTCTCTCTGTTACATGATTCAATTTGTACCCTACTTCCCGAATATACCTTACACATACCACCAGAACACACGACACTATCAACATTTTAGGGGTGCTTAAATCCATTCTAGCAATCACAATCGGTATCAATATCTGTAACACTACCGCAACCTTGTCCAATTCTTCAATCAATCCATATTTAAAGGTTGCTAACAATTCACTGAATGTCTGTAACAACACAATCAATATGCTGTTCTTTTTTCTTCCTCTATTCTTCCTCACTATAATATCTTTCCTTTCAATCCTTCTTTGATTAAGTGCAACTTATCCTTTAACCTTTTTCTGTATGGCGGCACTTTGCACATCTCACACATATATTTATTTTGCGTCATAAAAAAACTGCCTGTTACCTCTTTACATATGTCGCAATTCCGTTCGCATATTTCTTCTTCATCCGCTGTAGCATACAGTGTTAATCTTACTGTTCTGTCCCAACCATCTGTTTCAATCTTCTCTGTTTTGTATGTGATATGTTTTGAATTGTTCACTGCAATAACATTGGTAGATAACCACTTACAACAATTCAAATATGCTTCTTTTGTTGTCCTTCCTCTGAAATCTTTCTCCAATACTTTCTCTGCTATCAACATTGTCTTACCCCTCCATAATTCTTTGTTTTGCTTCTACTGCACTTTTATCTGCAAGTTCATTTAAGGGGTCGCCCTTGTGTCCTTTGACCTTTACCATTGTTATGTTCATCTTCTTTTCATATACAAGCAAGTACATCTTTTCCCATATATGTTTGTTTTTTATAGGTTTTCCTTCTTTCGTTACCCAACCATTGTTATGCCAGTTCTGTAACCACCCTTTTGTAATAGCGTTCACAACATAAGCACTGTCGCAATATACTGTGACCTGTTTTGTTTTGTTCTTTAAGGCTTTTACTAACGCCATATACACCGCTGTCAGTTCCATTTCATTATTTGTTGTCTGTTTCTTGTTTCCTGTTACCACATTTGTTTTTATTCCATTACTACATGGAATGACTTCTACATACGCCCATCCACCATTACCCGGGTTTCCACTACAAGCACCATCTGTATAAAATGTTATTTGTTTCATTGTTCTGCTTTCTCCTTCTTCAAATCTGCGTAAACTTTGATAATGATTTTTGCAACTGTTTCCCACATAGTCTTGCCATATACATTTCCAATCCATTCGCTCGTTTCTCTTGTTTTCAAAACACTTACTGTGTAGAAAACGAATCTTTTCCCTTTGTCACCTAGTTCTTCATAGTAACTGTCTATTCCCTGTGTTCTGTACCCATATCGTAACATAATTCCATGCAATGCCTGTTCCAATAATTCCAATGGCGCTTGCTCTGTTTTGGTGTAATTGTTCTTTTCCAGAATCCTTGCTACAGGTTTTACTTTCCACAAGAATTTGTTAATCTGTTCTAAGTTGTTTCCTTTGGTGCAATCCAAATTTAAAATGTCCTCTGTTTTCATGTTCTGTCTCCTAAATAAAAAGGCAAGTAAGTTCTGTTTCCAACCTACCTGCCTTTGTTTTATACTTTATACTGCTAACTCATACTGTCCATATCGATTGAGTTAAATCTCCCAGTCGTCATCGTCATCTTCATCCTCTGTTTCGGCTTCTGCTTCATCTGCCTTTTTCAGAAGTTTCACATAAGCATCTGCTGACTGTTTTGACTTTGTTTTGATTCCTCTGTCTGAACACATCTTGAACAGTTCTCTTGCAGACTTTCCTGCATATGGGTCTGTTTCTTCCTCTTCGTCTCCACAATCGTCCTCTTCCTCATTTGCCGCTCCGTCATTCTCTTTCAGAACTGCGATAAGGGATGCTTTGTCACGCTTCTTGCACTGTGAGGAAATACCTCTATCACAGCAGAGTTTGTACAGTGCTTTAGATGTCATGCTCTCATAGTCATCTTCATCTGCTTCATCCTCTTCCTCTGCGGCTTTTTTTGACTTCGGCTTCTGTGTTGCCTTTGTTTCCTTCTTTGCTGATTTCTTCGGTGCTTCTTCCTCATTCACATCTTCTGTTTCCACATCATCAATGTCTTTAAGACCTGTTTCCACAACTCTTGCTGTTACCTTCGGGATTGCTTTCAGAAGGTCAAGAACATATTCGCTGTTTGCCATTGATACGGTTCTTGTGAACAGTGGGTGTCTGCTACCTACCTCTGCGATTTCCTCTACGTTGTTACCCATGATTACTTCTGCGGCTTCATACGCCATCCAATTTTTTGCCATTTTGTTTTCTCCTTTTCTTTTTAATTTGATTCTTTGTTTCTCTTGCCTTCTCTTGCTGTTCTTTGTTTGTTTCTTGTAAAAGGAAAGTTCTACGGCTCTTTAAAATCTTTCGTCGTCCTGTACATTATGTCTTGCATATCGCCTACAAGAAACTGTTGGGATTAAACCAACTAATCAAATCGGTGCTTTTCAACTCGATTTCAATGACCTTGTTTCCAGATTCCCGGTTCTTTCTTCCCTTTCCTTTTAAATTATATCTTAACACATCTTGTTCTGTGTGTCAACACATTTTTGTAACTTTTTCTTTTTATTTTTCCTCTTCACAACATTCACAATTGCAAACAGTAATTAATCCTAACTTGATACAAGCATTGTCAATTGCTTCTTTCAGCTGTAACAATCCTTCTTTGTCCACAATACCCAATCCACCTTTTAGGAACACTTTGATTTCTTTTCCATCTTCTTCTGTTACCAACTGTTCCGCAATGGAATATCCAAGATGATTGTTATCTCTGTCAAATGCTTCGGAAATTACAACATTACGTTGTTCCTTAATCTTCTGTTTTGACAATTCTTTGTAAGTTAATCTTCCCATTCTCCTGCACCCCCTTCTTCGCTATTGTCTGGGAGTTCAATGATTGCTTGGAATCGTAACTGTATATAATCTTCATCCACCAATGAACAAATGTTATCTAAGTTTACATTTTCAACTAATGACTTGAATGGTATTGTTGCGTTTCCATCCTTGTCAAAATTGACAGAGCCTATGGTGAATATTCCCAAACTCATTGGGTTGCTTGTCGCTGTTTTCGCATGAACCGTAATGTCATTGTTTAACCCCTGTAACAATTCAACACTTGTTAAGATTTCATCATATCGGAGTTTGAACTTCACTTGTACTGTTCTGTTCTTTCCGATGTTCAACCCTTCAAAGGTTGCAATGCCTTTTTGTTTGAATTTCTTTTCCAACCTGTTTTCTCCTTTCTCTGTTTTTCTCTTTCATTCTTTTTTTGAACTCTTGTTCTTGTTGTTCTCGTTCCTTCCCTTTCTGTTTCATGTAAGCCTGTCTAGCAATGTAAGACTTTCCTGTGTTCCTACTGCTTACAGTAACATTATAACAGGTGTCGTCATCATTGTCAACACCCAAATCAAAACCAGATTGTAATTGTTCGGAAATATCTTCACCAGCCACAAGACTCTGTATTAGGCTTAAATCCTCTGGCTTTATCATCACCCATACTTCGCCAGTATTAAGGAATTGTAAAGCAAATACAGGCAGTTTATGAGATATGGCGGCATTCTGTTCAAGTATATGAATATCATTCTGTTTAATGCTAATGCTCTGCTTGTCCGTAGATTTTAACTGACAGATACACTGCTCATTCTGTCCGTCCTCTTTCTCAATCCATCCTGCACCACTGTTCTTTGTAGGCTTAAATCCTAACCGCTTCATAACCTCTACTTCATTTTTTCGATAGAACTTTGTTGAGCGTTTATTCATTTGTTTTGCCTCTGTTTCTTTTTTCCTCCCTCATGTAACACTGCATCTCGTATGGACATTCCTCGCAAATCTCCCAGTTGTCATTCTTTTTATACCTTCCAAAACATTCTGGTTTTTTGTTATGTTCTTCCATGAGGTTCGTCTGTGTTCCGTCCTCCTTCTCAATGAAGGCCAATGCACTTTCTAATGTCTGATGCTTCCGTTCCCTTCTGTTCGTTTCATTCAAAACATCCAGAATATTGTTTGCTGTTAAGATGTCCAGTTTTACCACTCCATTGTATTTCTTTGACTTCTCAACTTCCATCTGTAATTGTTCTGCTAACTGTCCGATGTTGTATTGTTTTCTAATTACCATCCTGTTCCCTCAACTTTCTTTCTGTTTCTTCTTTCAGATATTGTAAATAAGATTTGTTCTGTGTAAAGCTTTTCTTTCTTGCTTCTTCAAGTTCTTCTTTCCCGAACAAATCACGGAATCTTGTTTCCTGTTCGCTTACTTGGGAAGTATAACTTCTCACATATTCCTGTATGGACATTGTTTCACTTCCTTTTCTTTTTCCAGTTGTCATAGATTGCATACACAATCACCCCTGCAACCTCTAACAAAATACAAGCAACAAATCCGCATGTAAATTCTGATATGTACACTCCATTACCTCCTTTTGTTTTGTTTGAACTTTAATATGTTCAAGCTTCTGTTTATCTGTTTCAATTCCAGATAGTTCTTGCAATGCTTCTTTCTTTGTTCCAATATTGCAATCTCTGTGGAACATAAATCTGCAAGTCTTTTCAATGATGTGCCAGCTGTGTCAACTGCCGCTTGTGCAAACATCCTCAACGCATCTGCCATATCATCTGAAATGCACCGTTCCTTTAGCATTTGTTCAAGTTCATTATAACTGTCTATCTGTTCTCTGTCAACGCTTTTGTTCATCTTTTCACCAACTTTTCTGCTATATTTGAAATGTACTGTTTGTCTTTCATATTCAATCTATACCACAAATTAAAGCCTGTCGTTCCATCAAAATCATAAAAGCAATAACCATATTGTGTTGTTTGCTTTATCCATGTTTTTGTATGTTTGTTCTGTATGTTGGTAAGTTGTTTTGCAACTTCATCATACTTTTTGTCCGTCCATACACTGTTATCTGCTTCATAATACAAATAACTGTGTATGAGGATAACCCTCTGTAGGAAATCCACCTTTAGTTTATCTGTCCAATATATCGGAAAATTATACAATACTATCTCCTTCCCTTATGCTACTGCAATCACTTCTGCATCGCTAATGATTACTTCATTTTCATCATTACCATATTCAAAACTATTCCCTGCAATAACTGCAATGTTACCACAATATACATTTGCATTTTTCATTGCTTTATTAAATAACTCTGTAGCCTCTTCGATTTCTTCTTCATCGAGACTTTCAAAACCTTCTACATGGAAACCACACGTTCCGTTTAACTCGACCTGTTCTTCATCTTCATATGTACTGTGGTCTAACTCATAGTTCCAATCAAAACTATTTCTACAAACATCACCAACATTATATGTTTCGTCCTCCGCACAATGTCTAATTGCTATTACTCCATAGCCTTCATCATTCATTTTCTTTAAGATTTCCATTACATTCAACATTGTTATTTTCTCCTTCTCTGTTTGTTTTTATTTCGTTTCCCTTAACTTGATTATATAGTAACACAAGTCTAAGAATAAATCAACACATTTTGTAAAACTTTTTCAATTTGTTTTGTTCCAGACAACAGAACAGGTAGCCATGTTAGGCTACCATCTGTAATTCATTCAGTGCTGTTTTATATTTATTGTTCAATGAATACAATCTGAAATTGTTAATTGTATCTTTCTCCATTCCTTTAAACACTGCGATTGCAAGAATGTTCTTTAATTCAAGTCCTGCTTTCTCTAACTTCGTAACCATTCCAATGCAACGATAAGAGAATGTTGCTCTAATTCCATTTGTTTCTGCTTCTGTTCTGATTGCTTCTACAAAATCAACAAGTTCTTTGTTTCCTTTCGCAATGTGCATTTCGATGTTTCTGTCATAACCAAAATCAATGATTGCGAATCTATCTAATGTTGCTTGGTCTAATACAAGACGTCCTGTGTACATTTCATCTGCACCACTTCCAACAGTATTTCCTGCCGCAACAACACGGAAGTTTTTATGTGCTTTGATTTTACCATTTGGAAACTCAAAGTATCTGTTTGCGATTGCCGCATTGAGTAAAACCAGAACTTCTGGTATGCTTGCATCCATTTCGTCAAGGAAGAAAATTCCACCGTTTTTAAATGCCTTGTAGAACTCTGTTTCATGGTACTGTCCACCTGCATCAATGAAACCTGTTAACTTGTATTCCTGCTGAACGCTGTTTGTAAAGTAAAACTCTAAACCAAGTTCCCATGAGATTTGTTCCAGTGTGTAGTTCTTTCCGCTTCCTGCTGATCCAGCAAGATAAACAGGAATATCATTTTCTATGCAAGCTTTAATCATTTCAAACTTTTCATGTTTTACTTCTTTATTCCAATCTTCTTTTGGTTCTTCCTTTTTGATTGGTTCTGGTTTCTTAACCTCTGGTATTTTTAACTCTACACCACTATCAACAACAACTGCTTTGTCTTTCCTTCCTGCTTTGCGAAGTTCATTTGTTGTTCTGTCCTCTGCTCTGAAATTCTCTGGTTCTTTGTACTGTGTTCCAATTCCCTGTTCATTAAATGTGTACCAATACAGAATACCTTGTATTTCAAAACAATAGATACCCTGTTTCTTTAACTCTCTGATTTCCTTTGTATGTTTTCTGAATGTCCTTTTAATATCAACAACACCAAAATCTGTTTTTGTTCTAGCAATTACATGTTCTTCGTCTTTCTTAATAACTTCTACAAATGTTCTTGTTTTCATACTTAACTCCTTCACTGATTGTTTTTTGTTTATCTTTATCTTGTATATATATTATATTATATAATAATA